CGCCCAGTGAGCAATATTTGCACATGCATCAGCAACAGCTTGCGCTGCTCCTTCAAAATTACCCATTGGGATAAGCGATCTAACCAGTGCCTCTCTGAATTCCCCATTCAGCCGATCAATGATCTGTCCAAGAATCTCATAAATGGATTCCAAAACGCCCTGAACTGCACCGTAAGCATTATAAAGAGTGTTTTTCCCGAAATATAAGAATTTCGCCAATGATTTGTAAGTTGGTATAAGACTCTCAATAATCAATGTATCAAGGTCTATCAGGTTTGTAGTCAAATTTCCTGCAACATATTCTGCAACTATTGTAATTGCCCCGTAAACGCTTGTACCGTCTTCTGAATACCATGACTTTATCAAGCCATCCATTGCTAAGCCGAAAACACCTTCCAACCCAATAAAAGTTGCAAATGTTGTCAGCGTTTCGGTAAACGTTCCGAGGATATACTGCTCCAACGTGGAAAGCAGCGTCATAAGCCCAGTGTCTCCACTTCCGAGCAATCCGGCAAGCGTTGTAAATTTCACATTCAATTCTTCAATCAGCGTATTTAAAGCACCGAAAGAATCAAGTACAGCTTGTGGTATTCCTATTTCCGAATCAATATCAATCATCTTACTTAGACTGATCATTTCGACAGTTTTGTCTTCCGATTCGGTTTCAGTGTCGTCTTTTTGCCACGGAAGTTTCGGGAGTTTTGGCAAATTTATATCAAAATCGAACAGCCCAGTGAATAGGTCTTGGAACCACTGCTTAAATGTTTCCCATGCCGTAATAATGCCAGTTTTGAAATTCTCTATTAGATCCGCCGCCGCTTGAATCAGGCTGAAATTACTAATCTCGGTCTTGATGTTCTCAAGAAATTCCGTAACAGAAGCCTTGACGTTATCCCACCACTGGCCGATTCCGTCTTTGATCTTCTGCCAAAGATCAGTAATAGCCGTTTTTATTCCTTCGCCGCCACTGGCTATTCCTTCTGATCCGGCAAACCTGCTCATAAACGTAGTAATGGCAGTCTTTACGTTTGTCCACCATTGGCTAATTCCAAATGTGATCTTTGACCAGAGGGAAGTAATAACCCCTTTTATTTTCTCGCCAAGACCATTGAGCCCATCTTCTCCTACAAACTTACTGATGAAGTCCGATACAAACGCTTTAACGTTATCCCACCATGTTGACACAGCTTCGCCAATCTTTGCCGGTGCGGACTTGAACCAGTCAATCACGCCAACAAAAGCATTGCTGACCCATCCAGTAATTGCCGAAAAGGCATTGGAAAACCATGTTCCTATTCCAGAAAAGAAGTCTCCTATATCAACAAACGCTTGCTTGAACCAATTGCCTATACTCGCAAAGAAGTTTTTAATATTCCCAATAGCTGTGTTAAACCATTCCGGAATCTTCGCAAACCAGTCTTTGATCTTCTGGATAAATGGCTGCAAAGTATTCTCCCAGAAGTTATTGAGAATATCCCTCATTCCGAACCAGTTATTTTTCCATGCAGCATAAAGCAGCCCAACGACCGCGATAATTGCGCCGATAATTAAAACAATCGGGTTCAATCCGGCTATAAAACCTGCTATAGCCTTCCCAGCAGTCAAGAATACACCGCCTAATTTCGTTATGACACCGCCGAGGCTTGTGAACACACTGCCAAGTTTCCCAATGCTGCTGAACGCCTTAAAAACACTCCCAATCGTTTTGAAAACTGAAATTACTTTCAAAATACCCAGCATCGCAACACCCAATGCTCCAATTGCCATTCCAGCTTTCAGAATTCCGGTTATCAGTTCCGGATTTTGTTTTGCCCAGGCTGCAAATTTCTGGACAATTGACTGCAACCACTCGACAAGACTTCTAATGCTTGGCATCAATGCCTGTCCTATATCAATGGCAATGTCATAAAGTTGCCCTTTTAGCATAATTAATTGGCTCGCCATAGTGACATTCCGCATAGCTGCTTCATAAGAAAGCGCTGTTCCTTCCTGGTAGGCTTCGTTAGAAATATTCAACGCTCTCGCCAACAGCTCATGATTGTTCGCTAATGCCCCAAGTGTTTTAATTTCATGAACTTGCTTTATTTCCAAAGCGTCAAAAATCGCTAATTGCTCATCGCTGCCTAACTTCCCGAGTCCTTCGAGAAATGTGGATATTGCATCACTTGCATCTTCTTTAAAATATTTTGTAAAGTCCTCACTCGTCATTCCGGCAGTTTTTGACAATATTTCCAGCATCTCGCCACCAGATGCAACACTTCTGGTCACATCATCCGTAAATCTCGAAAATGCAGTTGAGGAAAACCCTGCTTCTAACCCGACAGAACTCATTGCAGCAGCCCAACCCATCAATTCATGGTCATACATTCCCGCATTTGTTCCCGATAGCGCAATATTTTGAGCAAAGTCCGCAATTTCGCGCTCAGATGTGGCCATATTATTCCCAAGCGCGACAATAGAAGATCCCAGATTGTTGATTTTATCCACGCCTGTACCTGTAATATTTGTAAAACGCGCTAATGTAATTGCCGCTTCTTGAGCCCCCAGATTTTCTGTTGCGCTACCCAGATCAAGCATTGCACGGCTGAAAGTGGTCAAATGCTCAGCTGGAATACCAAGTTGCCCAGCTGCTTCATACACGCTTGCGATTTCATGAACGCTTGACGGCACTTCCATCGCCATACTGCGGATATCCTTTTCAAGGTTTTGAAAGAATTCGTTTGCATCAGTCCCAATCGGTGCTTCAACGGTTTTTCTCACGCCAGCAAACGAACTTTCAAAATCAATGGCTGCTTTCGCTGTCAACCCCGCTGCGGCAGTAGCTGCACCGCCAATCGTCGCAAAAGCTTTTCCGGTTGTAGATACCGCCTCTTTGATCGACATGGAAGATTTAACTTTATCCATGCCTTTAGTGAATGCACTGGAATCCAGCGACAATTTAGCGATTAAAGTTGCGATTTCTTTATTGGTTGCCATTAGTCTGCTTCTTGCTCAGTATCGGGGGCATTCGCTGCCGGAACCCCATCATCAATATTCTTTACTTCAAACTTCCGTCCGCCGAAACATAAGAACTCGGCAGGTTTGTATCCGCGTTTTTTCTTTTTCACGTCTCGATTTGCATTTGCGAAAAGTGCCTTGAAGTGGGCAAGTAACCAATCCCACATTTCTATCCCCCATGGCTCCAGACGATAATAAGCAATCCATTCATCAAATTGGTCTGCTGTCATCGTCCGGAGCATGGAATCCACATTTGCATAGCCCAGTTGACAGGCTAATCGATAGGCAAATCTTCGGTCATAGTTGCCGCGTAGTTTTTTTCGGCGCTCTCAACAGCGTCCGATGACGTTCCCATCAAGTCACTGATCGCTTTGACAATTCTGTTAATTGGCGCGACGCTTTTCTCTTTCAACATATCGAGATGTTCGCGCTTCAAAACCCGATTGCCGTTTTCATCAACCACGCACATCAGCAGCATAAACTCGGTAGATTCGACTTCGCCACGATCCTTGAACATTCGATTGAGCGCATCGCGCTGTTTGGCGGACATTGTTCTAACTCGGACAGTTCCGCCCCACTCTGGCACGTCTACTTCAGCATAGCGAAAATCATCAGCAGATAGAATCTGTTCAGCAGTCAAATATTTACTCATTCTCAGTCCTTTCTTACGCCGACGCCACTACGGTACGCCTGCCAGCTTTCACACATGCGCCTGTTGCAGTCGTGATAATGGCAAGTACGATTGATTGACCGGTTTCCGCTGTGATCTCTGCCGAACCGTCCCAGGAAGTCCAGGCACTGCCGTCTAACTTCTGCCCAATCATTGGCAATAACACGGTCATTCCAGTCTGATAGACATACGATTGACCAGCAGTCTTTTCGGGAGTTACGTCGGTGATTTTGGTCTTTCCGGAGCCTGTTCCCGCCGAAGATACAAACGCCAGGTAGCTATATCCGCCAATGAGTTCCTCTGAAATGTCAACAACATCACCACTGATTGCAAGCGCAACCGTGTCAATAATCATGTCAGGGGATTGTGGATCTGCCTCATTGCGTGTAATTCCGAGGACAGTCGCGGAAAATTCCTGCGCGTACCCGTCAGGATAGATCAGGCGGAACTTACGTTCTTCTTGCGATGTCAACAGCGCAAACAGCATTTGATGCACAGCATTTGCCCGGTCAGTCTGGATCTCAAACTCGTAATCGCCTGGGTCAATCAACCCACTCGGAATACTCTTCCGATAGATCGGACGATTTGCCGATGACGGGTGTGTAGTTGCATCGATTTTTTCCTGCGTTTGCTCAATGGGCGGAATATTTCTTAATTCCGGAATATCCGCAAATACAACCGGGGTTGAGTTGTCCCCCAACTGTAACCGTGTACCTAAATTAGATTTAATCATTGCTTACCTCGCTTATGGGTTCTAAATCTTCGACAATCTCTGTCGACTTTGCTTTTCTTTTTTTGATTTCCGGTTTCTCGGGTTCAACTTCTAAAACCGGTTTGACTACTTTTTCGGGCTCTTTATGCCCCGATATTCTTTCATGCTCAGCGAAAGCAGCGGGATCTACAGTCGCCCACCCGCATACTGAGCAAACATACAAAGGCAATCCATTCCATGTTTTCATCCGATAACAACTCCTTCATAGCGCATCAAAATACGCCGAAATGTAACATTTGGCTCAAAAATATCCTGAACCAGTTTCTCAACAACCGTAAACTCAAAGCCGGACAGGTTAATTCGTTTGCCATTCAAAGCCGCTGAAATACCGTCCCGCATTGGTACAATGTCTTCAAGGTTTCCCCAGAGGTTGATATCAAGTTTGATCTTCATGATTTCAGATGATCCCGAGTGCGTAACGCTCTTTGAGATATCCACAAACTCAAAAGTGATCCTGGGAATCACACCCTCATATCTCATTTGTTCCATTTTGAAGGGGAACATCACATGATCAACATCCGGGCAAAACTGAATCAGGAATACTTTTACCGCTTCATAAATATCCACGATCAGACACTCCTCAGATAAACATCGGCCACATCTGACATCGCTTTTACAATCTTGTCCTCGTTGTTCTCAATTGCCGGCCGGAAGTAGGGACGCGGAGGCAAAGTTACAGACTTTGCGAAAATGTCTTTTCCGTCCTGTACCCAATGCAATGCTTTGGCTTTGACCGGTTTGATCGTTCCACCGAACTCCTGAATCCTTGCATATATTTTCCGCACTTCTACTTTGGCTTCCGGTTTATTCTCGCTGACAACAGTTGCAACACTGTTTTTAAGACCGCCAGTATTCTTTTTGCTGAAGGTCTCATTAATATTTTTCTGTGTTTCACCATTGATGATCATCGCCCCAGCAGATACCATTGAACGCCCTGCCTCACCGCGAAAAGCCTTATCAATCTGATTTAGTTTCGCTATCAGAGCATCAGCACCTATCAATTCAATGCTGATTGTTGAGCCTTTTTTACCGTGAGAAATTTCCAAATCCATACTCATATATAAACCGCCTTAAGCAACACTCTTTGACCGGAAACTCCCGAGCTCTCAAACTTCACAACTTCATAGCGCATTGGCTCCACAAGCTCAACTCCAAACCGTTCGATGATCTCGATCTCATCTTTCGGCTTTACTGCAACGCCCAACGGCAACCGTAACTCCGCATCTGCGTCAATCATTTCAAAACGCTGATTTGTACGCCCCTGCCTGTCAGACAAAGCCATTTTCAAACCGCAAACCGATTCAACCGCTGCACCAAGAACCTTTTTGCTTTCCCCTCTGCTGCTCTTATCCCATTCGACAAAAGGCAGAATCCGGCAGTAATCCATCATGTGCGCTTCTTGCACTTGCTTCATCGCGGCTTGCTCAGTATCACGGAACATAGGACTCACCCATCGGATCAAGTTCAAAGCCAGCGCGGGAACGGTATTTCGCCGCCTCCGCCTGATACTGAGCAAACAGCTGTGATCGCTTGTAATCCCCGCCGTCAGCGTCAAAATCAAACGACCCCGCAACCTCAGCAGCTTTCTCATCCCAGATATCAGACGCGGCCGCGTTCAGATCACCCGACCGGTTATCCAACATCTCAGTCAGGAGATCATCGGTATAAATCGGGTCATCTGTCGCCAACGCGGTCATTCGCCTGAGTTGATTAAGCTGCTGTGGTGTGTAGGTCATTAGCTCCCCTTACGACTTGATCATGTCAGCGGTCACGACGATGTAGCTGACCGCCTTCGCCTTGCTGCTCACGAAGTCAACCACTTCGAGAATGTCGCCAACCGACGGTTTCGGATTGGTTGAAATCGCAGTAAAGCCGGTGTCAGCCTGATCGTAAACAACGCGGGTTGTCGGATTGACGCGGTATTTTGCGGTTCCGCTTGCGTTCGATGCGGTAATTGCGGTATCGCCAGCGCTCGAGCCAGCGGCAGCAGTGGCGCCCAGTTCAGCGGGTGAGTACATCGCACGGACAGCAGCCGCGCGGGTCACCTTGTGAGCGTACACCATCCGCCCCTGAACCGCAGACGCTTTGATATAAGTGTTGGTCAGCGGATTAATTGCGATTGGAGCACTCCACTCTTTCACGCGGGTTGCCCAGCGCGGATGACCACAGATTGCCTGTAGTCCGGGCGTGGAATCGTTCCACTCGTAGAGCGTGAAGCCTGCAATGCTGCCGATAGCACCGGTCTGTACAACCGCGTCGCCCAGGTCAGAAGCCTTGATAAACTCAGGCGATTTCAACAAGAGCGCGAAAAAGTCCGGAACGACCAGCGCGTAACGCTGTGTTGCAGGGATATTTGCCTTGGACATTGCAGTGCGAACGTCAACCATCGCTGCATATGCGTTGTCTTTGGTAATCTGTGCGACATTCATAATCGTGCTGTTGGCAAGCAGTTCTGTCGCTCCGTCACTGTCAAGCTGCAAAGCCAGCGAATATCCTGCGCTGTCCAGTCGCTCAGCTACCAAACCATCAGGCACCGACGCAGCTTCGTAACCGTCAATCAGTTCATTGACGGCTTTATCCTTGTTGACAAGAATGTCAACATAAGTTGTTGCACCCTGCGAGATAGACTTGCCGGTCGCGACATCATAATCGCCAACGCCCACCTCGGTATCGCGCACCGGAATGCGCACCTTCCCTGCAACCGGGTCGCCCTCATAATCGTTGTTGAATACAATCCCGTCCCGCAGGACGAGTTCAGCTCTCAATTTCGCAAGTACCAAATCCGAATATCGGTCTTGCGCGGTATGTGTTTTAGCCATGATATTTCCCTTTCATTCTTACAATTTGATTCCAGGGTTCCGCTTCAAAAATTCAGCTTCAACCCCTGAAACACTTGGTATTTCTTTTTTCCCGATCCCGTCCATATCAAACGGATTCGGGTTTGCAAAAATATCTTTTCTGTCGGTTGTCAGCGTGGTAAAGATTTCGCTGATTCCCTTGCCAGAGTTTTCCGGTTTGATGAGTTCGGTTTTGATTTCGTTAATCAGCGCGTTTTTGGTGTAGTCATTGACAAACTCCTTATCGCCAAATGCGGCAATAATTTTTTCTGTCAATTCCTTGTCCGCGGCTGCTTTTTCGGCTGCCGCTTTGTCCGCGGCAATTTTGGCATTCAGGTCATCCAACTGCTTTTTCAGATCGGCATTGCCGGCGGAAAGCTTTTCGAGTTCTGCAACTTTGCTTTCATATTGCGTCACCTTGCCTTGCGCTTCTGTGAGTTTCTGCTCAGTATCCGCAAGCTTGCCTTTCCAGCTCTCAATGTCTTTGCCGTTCTCAGCCATGATCTTGTTGATTGCTTCATCCTCAAGACCGAGTTCCTTCAAAAATTCGCGCTTCATAATCAATTCCTTTCTTTCCTGCTCAATATCCTTACACTT